AACTGTCCAGTTTATTTTTTTATGTTTTTTAAAACTTTAATTATTTAATTTAAATTAATTATTAAAAATAAAATCTATCTTAATTATAAAAGTATGAATATCGTTAATATTGAAAAAGTTGAAATCTTGCCTCTCAATCCACCAGCAAATAATGCTTATAGTTTTAAAGAAGGTTTTCCAATCATGCAGTTTCTTATTCCAAATCAACCGAAATTACTTTCGGGTTCTAGTATGAGATTAAACGGTGTAATTCGAGTAAACCGACCAACTTCTTCTGAAGCAACTCCACTTCTTCCAGATAATAACAATAATAAAGGAGGCGGTGCCTTCAATGTTGCTCTTTCTTCACGTGTTGGTGTCGCATCTGCTATCGACCAGATAACTTTGTCTTCAATGACTAATCAGACTTTAGAAGTGGTTCGAAGCTATGGTCGATATTTAGCATCTGCTCAATCTGTTACTCATTCTCAAGAAGATTTAGACACTAATGTTCAAGTTGAAAGCATTACCGCATCCCGTGGAATGAATGGTGCTTTTGCCGTAAACAATGATGTTTCTTTCAGTATTCCATTAAGAACTGGTCTTCTTTCTGGTGCTAGTGAAATCCCTATTGGAACAAATGGTATTCGTGGAATGATTGTTCAGTTACAATTAGCACCAGATGCTCAAGTCTTAGGTGGTTGGGTTGATAATGCTGGGACTGCTCAAAACAATGCTGGTGATGGAACTGGTTGCTTTTATCAGTTACGAGATGTCTCTCTTTCTTACAATCTCTTAGTTCCAGATGAACAAGGAACTCAGAAAATGTCTAATCCATCCACTGGATCATTGAATTATAATGCTATTAGTCATTTATATTCAGTAATCAATTCAAGTGATTCTACTCAAAATTACAATTTAGGTACAGGAAAAACCCTTAGTGTTTTTCACAATTTCCTTCCAACAACTCATATTAATAATTATGCACAAGATGGTTTCGGAACTCCAAAACTTCAGAATGCGAATGCTGGTGTTTATGATTCCGATGCCGAAATCCAGAGGGTGTCTTTCTTAAAAGGTGGTGTTCAGTTTCCAATTGAAAACGAAATTGATGTTGCTACTCCAGCAGAAAATGACCGTCCACTTTCTGAATTAGAAACTAACTTTATTAATTCTATTAAATCATACCAGAGTATGAACCATAGTCTTATGTCTCTTAATACTCAAAATCAACTTCCTACTGATGTTAATGCTTTAGATGGGCTTGATACTTCTAAATTCACACAAGTTGAAAACAAACCAGTTTTCGGAATTGGTGTCGCTGAAGACCCATACAAAGTTGGAGTTGATTTCAAAAACACTAATTACGGAATTAGAATTGTTAGTGACTTAAATGGTTCTAGTCCTAACTCAGTTTTCACGTATGTCCTTGCTCAAAATCAGTTAATGTATTCTCCACAAGGAATTACTGTTGTTTCGTAATTTAAAACATGTATTATCTTTTTTAAACTTTTAATTTATTTAATTTAATTTTAATTATTAAAAAAAAAATATCTTTACTAATTATAAAGATGAGCAATTCACAATTACCAGATGTCCTTAATGTCAAACCATTAAACGCAATTGAAACTATGAATATTGAAACAAACCAACTTGACCCTATAGTTATTAATCAAAACCTTTGTCGTTTTGTATTAGAACGAAAAGGTATCCTTGATGTTGGTTCTGTTATTACCATGTCCGTTCACCCAACTGATGCTAATGCTGATAAAAAGTGCTTCCTTCCAATTAAAACTGGATGTCACTCTTTAGTTAAAAAAGCATTACTTAAAGTCGGAACAAAAGTTCTCGCAACTTCTGATATGTATGGAACCCACCAAACAATTCGTCGTGCTTTCAAGACAAATGAAGAGAAAAGTCAAAAAGATTTTGTTAAAAACGGCACTCACGATGTTCTTGAACCAGACAATGCCGGTGTTGGTAAATACCAATTAAAAGATGTAATTTATGACGCAGCCGGAACTGCTTCGACAATTGACCCTTCTGTTCAGATTACTGTTTCAGAAACCGAATGTCCAGTCTTTTCTATCCGACTTTCTGAATTATTTCCAATGATGCGAAATGTCCAACTTCCACTTTATTTGATGAATGAACCAGTTTCAATTGAACTTACTTGGAACACACAAGTTGATGGAGCGGGAACTCTCGGAAAAATGCTTTCTTTTCAACAAGGTTTTGGAGGAACTACTGGTGCTAAAATAGGAACTGACAATGTGAAATTCCTTGCTGATTATCTCACTTATGAAGATGAACGTATGTCCCAGACCGCAAAACTCGTTAACTCCCAACAAGGATTAGTTATGCCTTATGAAGACATGATTGTTACAAACACTAATGTTCCAGCACTCGCTGCAGCCCCAACTGGTGCAGAAGTTATTGCTCAGAGTGTTACTCGTGACCTAGGTCTTTCTGGTCGTAATGTCAGACAAATACTTCTCCACGATAGACCAGCAGTCGCAAATGTCGTTCTTGGTCAATACAATTCTTTAGCATTCAATGTTGCTGATAGTTACAATTGGCGAATCAATGACCAAACCATCTATTCACGAGAAGTTAGACAAGAAGCACGAAAAGCGAATCAGATTGCTCAATGCTTTGGAACTCCAATCAATTGTCTCGCTGGTGAATATTCTACCGATCCACTCACCAACAAACAAACCGCAAACCATCCAATAAACAACAATGTTATTTCTTCTTCTACATTTGAAGGACACGCCATGACCGAACTTCAAGGTCAGATGCATTTCGAAGGTGTTGATTTGTCCACATCTCCACTTAATATTCCAAACACTGGAATGAAAGTTGGACAAAAACCAGTTGAACACTTAAGAACAATTTCACGAACAGCAGAAAACAACGCAGCCCGAGTGTGTACATACTTTAGCACCGTTGAAAGAGCATTTGTTCTTAGAAATGGATTGGTTTCCGTTTCAGCATAATTGATTAATTAATATGTATTAATTAATTTTTATTATGTTTAAACCATTTAAGAAATATCTCATTATATATATATAGTGTTAAACTAAAAGAATAAATAAATAAAAAAGAAGATGCCCCGAACAAAAGGTTCAACAAATTCCAATAATTATCATTATTTGGTTAAACAATACAATGATGATGACAAAACTCAATTAAACGAACAAAGATACTTTAAAACTCAAAGTGAAATTCAAACACAATATTCAATGAAAAGATGCAGTGTTTATCATCTCATTAATGGTAAAGAAGGCACAGTCAAACGACAATATAAGAATATTGTAATTGTTAAATTATCACCACCAATATCAATCTATTCTCAAGTGGAAAAAATCCCCGATGGAATTATTATTTAATTTTTTAATTTACTTTTTATTTTTTAAATATTTTCAATTAATATCTAATATTATATTAAATTATGTATTCTTATTTATTTGGTCATTACTTTTATGAAAAAGAGATTTACTCACTTATTGAAAAGGTTGAAGTTAAAAGGAAAAAACATCGTCTTGATGGAACTACAATGAGAACCACTTTTGCCGAAGACTTAAAAAACTTAATGATGGGGATTGAAGATGTTATTATCAAAGATTGTCCCGATTGTATTAATAAAGCAGATTGCTCTAATTGTAAAATGGAAGTAATCAAAAAATAAAATTATACTATACTTATTTGTCTTTCTTCTTCTTCTTCTTCTTTTGATGAATTACTTCCATTATGATTTTCAACTTCTAATATGTCACAACCTAGACACTCACTTTTTAAATATTTTACATTTTTTAATGTATAAATTATTGATGCTATTACGCCACCAACCCCTCCCAATATTAAAGTAATATCTTCAGCACTATAAATTTGTTTTTCATTATCAACAGTATTGTTCATTTTTTTATAAATTATTTAGATTTTTAATTTCTTATTTAATTATAAAGATGATCGAAGTCCAAATTAAAAAGTCAACAAAACCAGAAAAGAAACTAATGGCTATATTTTTTGAAGATAAAAACAAGGATGGTAAACATAAGAAAACAAAAACAATTCATTTTGGTGCAAACGGTTCTAATGATTATACTATTTATTACAAAGAGGATGGAAAGAAAAAAGCAAATGAAAGAAAGTCGCTTTATTATGCTAGACATATCAAAAGAGAAGATTGGACAAAACCCATGACTGCGGGAACACTTTCAAAATACATCCTTTGGAACAAACCAACAGTAAAAGCAAGTATTGCCGATTATGTTAAACAATTTAATTTAAAGTTAGTTAAGTAATTTTTATATCTTTTTTAATTATAAAGTGATGTCCGTATTTACTCAAAAAATTAATACTATTGTAAAAGAAACAGACCCATATTGTGAAAGTGAAGTTATTCATAGTTTTTGTTCAATAATATCTTTAATAGTCAAAGAGTGTTTAATTAAAATTAAAGTATTATAGATAGAATAAATATCTATA